AATGTAGTGGTTTCACAAAAACAACAGGCAAATCAGGCAAATGGTACCTTGGACGAGGCGACTATTAGTCAAATAGTTAGCGGACTTCAAAACGCTAGCCGCAATGGTGCGACTCAATTGCCATCACGAGATATTTCAATGTCTACAATCGGCATCAGTAATGATCCCCATGTTCAGCCGAATTATGTCCCTCCCCCACAGGACAATACCGATTATATTAGGAATTATGAGCAAACATCGGACATGATAAATGACTACAATAAAAATACGCAGGATAACAATTCATTAGACGATATGTATAATGAAATACAGGTACCATTGTTACTCGCCGTCATGTACTTTTTATTTCAGTTGCCATTTTTTAGAAAAATTTTATTCGGTTATTTTCCTATCTTGTTTTCGACTGACGGAAATATGAACATAAACGGATTTCTTTTCACAAGCGCCCTGTTTGGTCTGATATATTACATGATCAACAAAATAACGAATCGCTTCGGAGTTTTTTAGCGAAGTAAATATGTAAAAAACCCACTTAAAAATACGCAGATAAAGTCATATAACACAATCAAATATGAGTTTAATCAATACATTAGCATCTACATACGAAAACATAAGCAGAATGACTCTGTATAATAGTTTTAAAACTGGCAATCCAACATATGATGCTGTTATATCGACTATTATGATTGGCATATATGGTTATATATTAAATTATGTAGCTAGATATGACGTTATGGAGATTTTATCAAATGTCAACTTTGAAACCTTCAAAAGTAGTCTTTTTCAGAAAAATTGTGTTGTTATTGAAGGGAAAAAATGTTCCACCACGTGCTCATACAATTTGACACCAAATATTTCTGCCATATATAGCACCAGGTTCAAGGCGATTTCCAACCATATTATTTCTAATATCGATAAATTCGCTCCTATTTACCAGATTAAAGAAACATATAGCACCTATCAGACAACGTCTAACGAGGAAGAGAGAAGAAAAACCCACGAGATATTCATGGTTGATCAAAGAAAATCGTTTAAATTAGAGGACAATATTTATGCGCGCGTAGAAACGGAACAAGAAGCATCCGGCGACGAGAGGGACAAATCAAATACAAAAACCGTAAAAATGACATATGAGATATACTCATATGTACATTCGATTAGTTATCTAAAAACATATATTGATAATATTACTGAAAAATACGTGTCATCTGTTCGGGAAATTCGAAGTAATAAACGGTTTATATACAATTTAGATTGTGTCATGCCAAAACCAGATGAAGGATTGACCAGTTGTTGGCGGGAAGATGTGTTTGAAAGTGCACGGACATTTCAAAACATGTTTTTCGATGGAAAGCAACAACTCGTGGCGCATATTGACCATTTTTTAAACAATCGAGAATGGTATTATGAAAAAGGAATACCATACTCGTTGGGGATTGGGCTGCACGGCCCACCTGGAACAGGGAAAACATCCTTTATTAAATCCCTCGCAAAATATACAAACCGTCACCTTGTCGTCATCCCACTTAAAATTATAAAGACCAAAAAACAACTGGAAGGTTTCTTTTTTGAAAACACGTATTCTAGTTATAATGAAAAGGGCTCCGTGTCATTCGACAAGAAAATTATCGTTTTTGAAGATATTGATTGTATAGGTGACGTTGTATTGGAACGAAGTAGTAAAAACAAATCGCGCGCAAAAGCGAAGGATAAATCGGAAAATATTGTAATAGGCGACATCGCCAAGCGTGGTCGGGATTCATCTGAAGTAACAACCGTACAACTAGTCGCGCCGGCTACAGAGCCGCCAATCACACTTGACGATATTCTTAATTTATGGGACGGAATAAGAGAGACTCCAGGTAGAATATTGATAATTTCTTCGAACCACTATCGTAAGCTCGACGCGGCATTGACTCGTCCTGGAAGAATCGATATAACACACGAACTAAAAAACGCAAGCCATTCAACAATGTCTGAAATGTATCAGAATCTATTTAATAGCCCCATTAATAAGGCTAGCCTGAAGAAGATTCGCGAGTATTTATATTCACCGGCTGAAATAATAAATATCTATGTTCAAAATAGAAACGAACACGATTTTATGAAGCGATTGATGAAAAATAAAAAAAGCGCATAAAAATTTCATTATGCTACTGTCCATTTTACAATAAATTTCGTTTTATTGTAAAATAGTAAATAACGCCATACACTAGTTTGAATGATTCAAGATTTCGTTACAAAATTAATCGATAATTTACCAGAGGAGATAACAAAAACGAAGGAGCCGATTGTAATAGACCTCATCTTGGATGGCGGCGCATTTAATGGTAGTTATTTAGTTGGCGCACTATACTTTTTAAAGGAAATGGAAAGGCGCAAATATATTAGAATAGATCGCATATCTGGATGCAGTATCGGCGCAATTGTGGGGTTCTTATATTATATTGATGGACTTCATCTTATGACAAAATTATACGAAATACTTGCGGCGGACTTTAGAAAATCATACAAGCTGCGACTGGTTAAACAGCTTAAGCGGCATTTAGGTGGTAGTATTCCGTCCGATATTTGTCAAAAAATAAACGGTAAATTATTTATTACGTATCACAACATCAAAAGAGGCACGAAGCCGGTAAAGTGTAAATATACAGACATAGACGACATTTTAAATACAATAATAAAGTCGTCTTACATTCCATTTTTAATAGACGGTAATGTTCTGTACAAAAACAAATATATAGACGGAATGAACCCCTTTATTTTCGCAAATGAACCAAATAAGAAGATTCTTTACATGGACCTATTTGGTTATGACAAGATAAGCAATCTTATCAACGTGAAAAACGAGAAATCGAATTATCACCGAATTCTGTCCGGGCTGTTAGACATTCATTCGTTTTATATAAAACAATCCAATACCCAAATGTGTAGCTATGTTAACGATTGGAATATTTTCAATAGCGGGGGCAATTATATAAAGGTTCTAATAGAGAAGTTGTTGTTATATATTGTTTATGCGATAGTTTTGATAAATAAGAAGATACCCCGAGAGGTCAAAGACAGTATCATTTACAAGAGTTTAGCAAAAATATTATACGACGTTTTTTTAATCGTATTGGAAAACCGTTGTTTATAAGTTAGAATGATTAAGCATTAATATTCTTCTATAAAAATGGACAATATCGATATAACTAGTTCTGAATTCACAATTAACGACATTTCCAACGATATTATCGGTGGAGGTGACGATTTCTCAGTAGACTCCCTATATATTTATATAGGAATTTTGGTTTTCGCTCTATTGGCCATTGTATTCTTATATAAAATGTATAATAGACATCGGCGAGTCACATTTCAAGATAAGCTAGATGACTGTTACGGCGATGTTTGTCGTCCGTAATTTAACTGGAGCGTCTTGTTTTGCCACCATAAATAGCTAGTTGCTTCTTCCTCTTAATTGTTTTGGCTGTTTTAGCTGTTTTGGCTGTTCTAGCTGTTTTGGCCTTTTTTGCCTTCTTTTTTGCTGGTTTATTATCATCTGATTTTTTCTGTTTAAAATCATCTGGTTTATAATTTAAAAACCACTCTTCTAACAATCCCTTATCGTTTTTCTCCTTTAATTCCTTATATTTTGCTGCCTTATCGGCGCGCATTTCTTCAACGGATTCTTGGTGTCCATAGCAGGTAATACTGAATCTAGTAAGCAGACCCTTTTGCTCCAATCTATTCTTTTGCTGCACATCAAAGAGAAAACTTGACATACATAATATTCTGTCTAAGAAATGGTTATAGTAAGCGCGATCCGCATATAAAAATGCCAAATAGAAACTTAACATGGTGTCGATTGTTGCTATTTTGACCTTTTGTCCAGATATGGTAATAACATTATAACTATGGCACGCAATCGGTTTGTATATCATTGCGACTGTATCTTTTCCAACGCAAATTTCATAATGTACAGGGATTACTTCTCCAACCGGCTCCCTTTTGTTGATTTTAACATTTTTGACGCCAATATCCTTTAAACGTTCCTTCACAATTTCGGCGGTTGTTTCAGGGTCATTGGATAAAACATCGAAATCCGCAATCTTTTCTAATTTCTGTTTAACATTACCAGGCATGTAGCGCGAATATAGAGACATGGCGTAGCCGCCAAAAAACACGACCCCCTGATTTACAAACGCGTTTCTTACTGTATCATAAATAAGGTCTTCATCTGTTCTATCTTCCATTTCTCGTTGAAAATCAACCATGTTACAATTTAAATCTGTAATTGGATAATGTTTATTTAATAGCGACAGACGCTTCATAACCTTTTCCCACCTACTCGTATCTCCTGCGGGGCGCGAGAGCTCTAAATACATTGACATTCTTAAATAGTTTGGTGGTGTGTATAAAATTCCACCTACGCGAATCGCGTCCTTTTTCAACGCATTATAAATACCCTTGGGTAACATGGTTATATCAGCAACCGGAATATAATTAACGAAC